GAGATTCCGGCGCGGGAGGTGCCCGCTGACAAGCCTTGGGTGACGCTTTCGTTTAGTGCGGACGCGTCGGCTGGTAGTTTGGAAATCGTCGGGCTGATTACTCCGAGATATAAGAGCAATGCAATCGCGACGGTGCTGCCGACAGCATAACAAAAACATAAACCCATAACCAAGGTCGGGGGGTGCAATGCCTCCCGACCCCCAAAAAAGAGGTGAAGAAATGGGCGAAATGATAAAACACCCCTACCGTTACATCGGATTTTCCACCGAAACAAAACCCTTAAACCCCGCCCTTGGGTCAACACTACTTGAGGTTGACACCGGTATCGTCTGGATTTTTGCCGGTGACTACTGGGTGCCGAAAGACATCCCCGGGGATTCAAACGTTTCACTTGCCACGGTGTCGCTTAACCAAGTTGCCGGTGACTACACCGTCTTTACCGCGTCCGGTGACCTTTTCATTGACGCCGTCCTGATTCGTGTCCCCGACGACCTTCACGCGGTGGCGACCTTCACGGGTATCTCGGTGCAGACCGACGATGCGACCCCGATTGTAATCTTGAGTTCCACCGACGGGGCGAAGGCAAAACTTGTCGGCAACTTCGTCAAGTTGTATCAGGGGCCTGCACTTACCGCAAACGGGAAGAAAATTATCCTTACCATTGGAGGCGGGGCGGCTGGTGCGCACAATGCCCTTATCACGGCATTCTGGAGGCCGACGGCTGCAACCGGAGGATATTACAAATGAAACTGATTACCGCGACCCCTCCATCAGTTGAACCGGTGTCTTTGTTGGAGGTGAAGCTGCACCTTCGCCTTGCCGTAGACGAAACGTCGGCCACGGCTTACAATCAGGAAGACGACCTGTTGAACGCCTTGATAAAGACGGCACGGGAAAAGGTCGAGCAATACACGGGGAGGGCACTGATAACACAGACAAAGAAGATGTATCTCGACCGATGGCCGGGTGGCAATGCAAAGGCTATCCCATATCCCCCGCTTCTGACTGTAACGTCCGTCAAATACCGTCCCGTTGATTCGGCAACCTACGTTGATTTTACCGACTACGAGGCGGACATCGTAAGTGTCCCCGGACGGATTGTTTTAAAGCCGAATACAAGCTGGCCTTCAGACGTACTTCACCCCCTGAACCCCATTGAGATAATCTTTACTTGTGGTTATGGGGCGACGTCTGCAAGCGTCCCGGCTGCTATCCGGTCGGCAATACTGTTGATAGTGTCCGACATGTATGAGAACCGGACCGACATGACAGAAAGGGCGGTTAACTATTCGGGGGCAATAAACAGTTTGTTGACGAGTTTCAGGGACTGGACCTTCATAATATGAACGCGGGCGAACTTGACAGACTTGTAAAGTTACAGAAATACACGGCATCCCAAGATACCTATGGTGAAGAAACGAAAACGTGGTCGGACATTGCGACCGTCTGGGCGAAAAAGAAGGACCTGAAGGGGACGGAGCGGTGGCTTGCCAATCAGGACCTTGCAAAGGTGACCTGCATTTACGTTACACGGTATCGGTCGGACGTTACCCCACTTTGCAGGCTGATTGACGCCGACGGGAGGACCTACAACATCACGGCGGCGGTGGAGGTGGGGCGAAAAGAGGGCTTGTGGTTATACGTTGAAGCACGGGCGGACACAGCGGTTGAGAATCCGCCGACGGTCCCGGAGCCACCCCCTGAAGAGCCACCGCCGGAGCCGGAGGGTTGAAATGGCTGTTGTTGGAAAGACCTTTAAGTTTGAAGTTGACTTTTCGGAAATTGACGCCATGTTGTCCGAATTGCCAAAGGCGATGGGTAAGACGGTTGTGCGAAACGCCTTGAAGAAGGCTGCTAAACCGATAAAGGACGCGGCGGCTGAAGGTGCACCGGGTGGCATCAAGAAGTCAATGAAGATTGACGACAAGCGCGGTGGCAAGAGGGTCAAGTCAAAGAAGGCGGTCTATATGTTTGTTGGACCCACCGAACCGCACGCCCATCTTGTTGAGTTTGGGACGGGTCCACGGTACCACAAAAGCGGGAAGTACGTTGGAAAGATGCCACCCAACCCATTTATGCGCAAGGCTTGGGATTCGATGAAGGATAGGGCATTTGAGATTCTTAAGGAAGAGTTGTCAAACGAGTTGATGAAGGCGGCGAAAAGGCTAAAGACGCGGGCAGAGCGCGGGACGCTTGGCAAACGGGCAAGGGAGTTTCTATCACGATGATTGAATCCGCTGTTAGGACGCTTTTGACAAGCGACACAACCGTTTCGGGTCTTGTGAGTACCCGGGTCTATGTCGGGGCGAATCTGCCACAAGGCGCGACCCTTCCCTTGGTGGTAATCCATATGGTAAGTCATGTCGCCGACAATCATTTACGGGGGGCCTGCAAGCTGCAATGGGAGCGGTTGCAAATAGAGGCATGGGCGAGCACGATGGCCGGTGCCGACACGCTGCTGAAAGCGATCGACAATGCGCTTAACGGAAAAAAAAGCGGCACTATCAAGTCGTGTAATGTCTTGGCTGGCGGGTCAACGTCTTATCAGGAACCCATTGACGCCCACGTACTGACGCTTGACTTTGGCATATGGTTTGAGAGATAATCGTTGCGTCGCGCCCGCATGGACGCGTGGATTGAAACAAACAAACGAGCAAAAACAAGAAATAGGAGGACATGAAAAATGGCTTTTGAATCTCAAGGTACCGTTTTATCGATGGACGCGGGGGGCGGGTCGGCGGTTACTATAACGTCGCTGACTGTTGGCTATCCAACAATTTTCACGAAGGCTTCGCATGGGTTGACAAGCGGGACGGTAGTTACCCTTTCGGGCTTTGCCGGTGACGATGCGGCACTGCTGAACGGTAAAACGGTTGTCGTCCAATTCCCGACCACAAACACTTTCGCGGTTGCCATTGACACTACAGGCAAGACGATTACCGACGGGACGGCCACCCCGTTGACCTACGTCGAAATCGGAGAGGTCACGGATTGGAGCGGTCCCGGTGGGTCGGCGGCTGTCATTGACAAGACGCACCTGCAAAGCACGGCCAAAGAAAAGCTGATTGGCCTTCCCGACGAGGGGCAATTTACTTTTTCCCTTAACTGTGAGTTTGACGATGCCGGACAAACAGCTTTTCGCACTGCGAGGGCTGACAGGACAAGAAAGCATTTTAAGGTTGAGTACGCTGACGGCACTACCCAGAGTTTTTATGGCTACGCCTTGAGTTTCTCAACGTCCGGTGCGGTTGACGACAAGGTCAAGGCGTCCGCCACGATAGAGATTGACGGGGAAGTGACCACGACATGATAAACCGGATAACCGGGCATTCAGAGGTTGAGATTGCGGGCAAGGTGTACACCGTAAGGTTTACTTGGGCGGCTATTGCCGAAATACAGGAAAGATTCGGCGACGGCCCGAACATGTTTAACCCCGACACGGTGGCCGGGGTTGCCGCTATTGGGTTCAGGAACTACCACCCGGAGCTGACCGCCGAAAGGATAAAAGAACTTTCACCACCCCTCGTACCGTTTGCCAAAGCAATTCAAGAGGCGTTGCAGTGGGCTTACTTTGGCCCTGATACGCCACCGAGTGAAGGCGCTGAAAAAAAAAGTCAAGTCCCGGGTGGATTGTTGATGCGTTTAAAGCGGCTTGTAGGGATGGGGTAAGTCCCGTCGAATTTTGGGGCATGACACCCTATCAGGCTAAGGTGGCGATGGAAGGCGGACGTGATAACATGACTATCCGGTGCTGGTACGTTGCCGCATTGAGCCGTCAAAAGAAACTGCCTACCTTAGAGACATTGCTTTCCAACACACCCAAAAAATCACCCGAAGAATTGAAAGACGCACTGCGAGGATTCGGGGGAAGAAGGGGCAAGAAATAACATGCCAACCGGAGAAATAGGACATCTTAAAGCTGCACTTTCGGCTAATTACGCTGCCTTTGAAAGCGACATGAGCAAGGCGAAGGAAGCGGTGCGTAAAAATGCCGAAGGCATGAATAGCGCGATGGCCAAAGTTGGGAAAGGCTTCGAGAATGTCATGTCGATGATGACTAAATTTTCATCACTTGCCGCAACTGCCTTAATGGGTGTTTTTTCCGCTATGATTTGGAAGCAACTTATTTTGGCTGATCGATTTGATGAAATAGCACAAGCTACAGGAACGACTACCGAATTTCTTTCTTCGATGACCATTGCGTTAAAGACGTCAAGCGTTGAGGTGGAGCAATTCGCGAAGGGTATTGAGCGAATGATGCGCAACATGCAAGACGCCGGTAAAGGCATTGGAGAGGCAAAGGAAGCATTCAAACTTCTTGGTGTAGAGATTAAAAACAATGACGGAACATTAAGAAATACTGAAGACGTATTCAAAGAATTTGCCGACCGTTTTGCTTCCTTACCTGACGGAGCCGAAAAAACAGCTATTGCAATGCAAGTTTTCGGTAGAGCGGGGGCAGATATGATTCCCGTCCTGAATATGGGGTCGGCTGGGTTGGCTGAAATGCAAGCCAAGGCGGAAAGTTTGGGGCTTGTTATGAGTACGGAAACCGCTAAACAAGCCGCTTATTTGACAGACCAGTTTGACATTTTAAAATTATCCGGGGAAGGATTAGCGCGCACTGTAGGGCTTGCAATAGTACCGCAAATAAATGAGATGATTAGGGTTTTTATTGAGGCTTCAAAAAGAGGGGGGATTCTTGCCGGGACATTGGCCGTTATTAAGAGTATTGGAGAAGAACTCTCTCGAAGGGCTGCAATTTTGACGGCTTCGAAGAAACTTGAGGAATCTATACGAGAATATGATGAGTTTCGCAAGAAGCCGATACAACTTGGGTTTGCTGAGAAAAGGATAAAAAGAGACATCGCTGAACGTAAGGCCGCCCTTGATGCTTTAATGGCAGAAGATAAAAAGAGGGAGAAGGCCGAACAGGATGCGATGAATGCATCCCTTGAAAGGCAGAGAAGAGAACAGGAAGCAAGGAAAAAGAATCTTGATTCCTTACTCAAAACAGAAGAGGCAAGGAAAAAGGCAGAGTTGGCAAGAAAGGAAACCGACGAGGCCGAAAAGAAAAGGCAAACGACAATCAACAATCAGATAGACGCCTTGCAAAAACAGGCTGCCACCTATGGGATGACTTCCGGTGAGGTGGCGATGTACACCTTGGAGCAACTGGGGGCTAACGAGGCACAAAAAGAGGCTGCACAAATAGCACTTGACGACATTCGGACGAAAGAGTTGTTGGCTGAAGCTGAACGGGCCAATCAAGAAGAGCTTGAGAAAACCGCTGCGGCGGCGAAAAAACTTTACGACGAAACAAGGACCCCTTTTGAGAATCTTGTTTCACGGCTTGAAATGATAGACGACCTTTACGCTAAGGGTGCGATATCCGCCGACACGTGGATGCGGGCCTATGCGAAGGCGTTTGAGGAAATCGACACCGAGGGTGATAAGGTCAAGGACGGGTTTGACGACCTGCAAAGGGCGATAGAAGGATGGGGGAAGGATTCGGCGGGTGCCATTGTTGACTTTGTGACGGGAACCAAGGGGGCCTTCACCGACCTTGTCGATTCTATTATCAAGGACTTAATGAGAATGATGGTTTATAAAAATATCACGGAGCCGCTTTTCTATACCTTTTCAAAGATACCGTTTGGCAGTTTTTTCACAGGGTTTTTCTCTGCCAAAGGTAATGCCTTCTCTGGTGGGCACCTTCTACCGTTTGCCAAGGGCGGGGTCGTAACCGGTCCCACGGTTTTCCCGATGGCTACCGGAGCGGGGTTAATGGGAGAGGCAGGACCCGAGGCCGTCCTACCTTTGGGGCGGTTGTCGTCCGGCGAACTTGGGGTCAAGACGTCCGGTGAGGATGGCGGGGGTGGGACGTTTATCAACATCACGGCGGTTGACGCGAAGTCGTTTGAGGACTTGTGCAAGCGAAACCCGAATGCTATTATAGGACCCGTAACGAAAGGGCTAAAAGCCAATCAACAACAAAGAAAGCAATGGAAAGGGCTTATCAATGGCTAAGTTTCCCGTTGACCCCGTCCCCCAGTACCCCCTGCAAATCACGCAAAACTGGAAGACGATAATCTCAACCTTTGACGGTGGTCAAGAGCAAAGACGGCGCAAACTTGACTTTGCGACATACGACGTCACCTTGACTTTTTCGGCCTTGACACAAGATGAGGTTGATACCCTTTGGGGTTTCTATACCGCGCAAGGTGGGGCATTCAATGAGTTCTATTTTTTCGTCCCCTACATTGAAACGCACGTTGGGTTGTTTGTCGGGGTCGGCGACGGGACGAAAGAAATCTTTGACATCCCCGGGGTAATTGACGGGACGACAAAGATATATTTCGACGGTATAGAGCAAGCGGCGGCTGGGTATGACCTTCTTGTGGGCGGAGGGGTCGAGGGGTCCGACCGTGTTGACTTCGACACTGCACCGGGGGCCGGGGTCGTGATTTCTTGCGACTTCACCGGATACCAAAGGATAAGGTGCAGATTTAGCGAAGATCGGATGACAAAAGAGCGTTTCGAGGCTGCCATTTTCAAAACCGGTTTAAACCTGAAGGGGTTGTATGCGGCATGAGGACCTTTGACCTTGATTTTCTCAACATAATAAATAGCGGTAACTTCACAATGTTTTTTCTTTTGAAGCTGGAGTATAACACCCCGTTATACATCACAGACTTTAACCATGCCATTTATCATGAGGGGGTCAAATACGAGCCGGTCGGGTTTTCGCTGGACAAGATCACCGGGACGGCTGACCTATCGGTTGGGTCGGTGGACATTGAAATTGACGACACGCTGAAACAAGTGTCCACTATCCTGTTGACTGAAGATGTCCGTAATAAATGGGGGCAACTGTTATTCGGGGTCAGGGACGGGGCGACACAAAAGGTCGCAACGTCTTTTCGTGGCATAACCGACGGCTGGGAGCTGACGGGTGAAAACAGGGCAAGAATCACCTTGACGAATGAATTGATACTTTGGAATAAGAAGACCTTACGGATACAATCGGCTTCTTGCCCGTGGGCTTACAAGGGGACCGAATGCGGCTACACCGGGGCATTGGGTGCATGTGATAAAAGCTATGCGGCATGCCAAGCGCGAAGTAACGAGATACACTTT